TATTGCATCCATATGGACAGCGGCCCGACCAACACTATCCCATGGTGGGCAGTGTGTGGCTATATCCACTCCGAACGGGGTAGGTAACTGGTTTCATAAGAAGTACACACAGGCCGAATCAGGCGAAGACATGGAGTGGGCATTTATGAGGCTCCACTGGACGTTACATCCTGAATACGATCAGGAATGGCGGGATGGTATGGAACGGGAACTTGGTGCAAAGGAAGCTGCTCAGGAATGTGATTGTGCGTTTAATAGCTCCGGTGATAGTGTAATTGAAATGGATCTTATTAATTTCTACAAGGAAACGTATGTAAAAGAACCATTGGAAAAGCGCGGACTTGGTGGAAATTATTGGTTATGGGAATATCCCCCATTTGGTCAAGGTAATAGATCATATATCGTTTCAGCAGACGTGGCTCGTGGTGACGGTAAAGACTATTCGGCGTTTCATGTAATAGATGTAGAATCTTGTATTCAAGTGGCCGAATATCGAGGTCAAATTGATACCACTACATTTGGGAATATGCTTGTTTCGGCAGCAAAGGAATGGAATAACGCGCTTCTTGTAATAGAACGCGAAAATCAGGGTTGGGCGGTTATTCAAACGGTAATAGACCAGCAGTATCAAAACTTATTTTATATATCAAACGATCTAAAATACGTAGAAACAGAACGGATGATAACTAACAAGATAAACAGAGAAGAAAGTAATATGATACCTGGGTTTAGTACCAACTCTAAAACAAGACCTCTTATCATTTCAAAACTGGATACGTATATGAGGGAAAATGCTGTTGAAATACAATCATCTCGTATGATAGATGAATTGTTTACATTCATCTGGAAAGCAGGTCGCGCACAGGCAATGAGAGAATATAATGATGATCTGATTATGTCATTTTCTATAGCACTTTGGATTCGTGATACGGCTCTTCGTTTAAGACAAGAGGGTATAGATTTGACGAAAAAGATATTAGATGGAATGTCATTGGGTGGTAATAAACACAATGCTATATATTCAAATAATTCTTCGATTGGCAGTGATCCATATAAAATACAAATGGGAGATAATGAAGAAGATTTGCGATGGTTGTTGGGATAACGCTTTCTTTTGTTATTAATTCATTAGTGTATATTTATATGAAGGTAACAGACAACATACCGTAGGGACTGCGGAAATTTACGCCCGTGAATATATGAATTAGCAATAGTTGATTCAGTTCGGGAATCCACTCACTGGGAGTGGTAGTTCAAACATTAGAAGTATCAATTTAGAATAAATAAATATTATGGCGGACACTAGTCTTAGAAGTAGATTGAAACGAGTATTTGGCTCAGGAACAATTGTTAGAGTTCTTGGAAAGAATAAAGTTAGGACGATGGATACTAACAGCCGCCAGATGATCCCACGACATAAATACAGAAGTAGACATGGGTATGGTGGTATTGTTAAGGGAAGTGGAGCCAACACATCTGCTCAAAACTTGGCATATCTAACGAATAGACGGGAATTATTCAGAGATTATGAATCAATGGACAATGATGCAATTATTGCATCTGCTCTTGATATATATGCGGATGAGTGCTCTAAGAAAAATGAATTTGGTGACATACTTAAAATCACATCATCAGATAGTGAAATTCAAGATATATTGAATAACCTGTTTTATGATATTCTTAATATAGAATTTAATATCTGGCCTTGGGTACGTAGTGTGTGTAAGTATGGAGATTTCTTTTTGGGGCTTCAAATAAAAGACGAAATAGGAATCCAAAACGTACTACCACTATCAGCGTATGAAATTATTCGTGAAGAAGGGTTTGATGAAGAAAACCCACAGGATATACAATTCGAATATGATGGTGTTTATGGGAAGAAAACGTTACACAATTATGAAGTGGCGCATTTCAGATTATTGAATGATTCTAATTTTGTACCATATGGAAAAAGTATAATAGAAAACGCTAGACGTACTTGGAAGCAGGTTACACTCTTAGAAGATGCTATGTTGATTCATCGTATTATGAGAGCACCCGAACGAAGAGTATTTAAGTTGGATGTTGGTAACATTGCACCAAACGATGTAGAAAACTTCATCAAACAGCAACAGAGTACACTTAAAAAGATACCATATATCAATCCAAACACGGGCGACTATAATTTAAAGTACAATATACAAAATTTGACAGAAGATTTTTTCCTTCCTGTTCGTGGTGGGGATAGTGGTACGAGCATTGAAAACTTACCTGGATTGGAATATCAAACAATGGAAGATATTGAATACGTCCAGAAGAGATTAATGGCGGCACTTAAAATTCCTCGTGCATATCTTGGATATGAAGAAGATACAAGTGGAAAGGCTGTATTGGCAGCTGAAGATTTTAGATTCGCTGGAACAATTGAAAGAGTTCAACGGATGATTGTATCTGAATTATATAAAATTGCGGCAATTCATTTATATGTTCTTGGAAAGACTGATGAATCATTATTGGACTTTACTATTTCACTTACAACGAATTCCACTATATATGAACAGGAAAGGATTAGAATTTGGCAAGAAAAGATTAGAACGGCTGTGGATGCAAGGGATACAAAAATGATATCGGAAGATTGGGTATATGATAAGATTTTCGGATTTTCTGATGATGATGTTAAAGATGAACGTAAGAAAGTAATAGAAGATACTGAACGATCATTTAGGTTGAGACAGATAGAAGATGAAGGGAATGACCCTGCTGATTCCGGACATAATGTTCAGGGTGGGCAAGTAGTTGATCCATTTGGAGAACAACCCCAGTTTTCAGGTGAAGATGATTCTAATGATGATGCATTAAAAAATGGCGGCCGTCCACGGGAAAATCAAAGTAAATATGGTACAGATAAGCATTCAATGGGAAGGGACCCACTGGGAAACAAAGAAAACAGTCCATCATTTTCTAACAACGAACTATTTTTAAAAATACAAAACTTGAAATCTAAAAGGGGTATGCTTGTTGAAAAGCAAGCGTCTAGACCATCATCTATGATGGACGAAGACAATATAATCGAATAAATAAAAATAAGATTATATTTATAGAAGATTTAGTGTACTTTATATTTATTTACTATGAAAAAACTACGACATTCAAAATATAAGAATACCGGATTTCTTTTTGAAATAATGGTAAGGCAGATCACATCTGATATCATTGGAGGTAAAAAGAAATCGATATCTGAAAGACTGTTGGCAAAATACTTTAATAAATCAACGGAGCTTGGAAAAGAAAATTCACTCTATCAGATTCTAATTAAAGAACGAACTACAGATGAAAGAAAGGCAGATCGTATTCTTGATACTGTTATAGACGCACGTCGCAAGTTAAGCGAAAGTAAGTTACGGGAAGAAAAGTTTGAATTGGTAAAGGAAATAAAAGAATATTACAATGTCGATGATTTTTTCAGATCGGAGTGTCCTAACTATAAAGTGTTGGCATCTGTTTGGAAGGTATTTGAAAACGCAGTTTCATCTGAATTATATAATCCATCTGTGGTATCAGAAGCCAAAGACACTATAATAGAATCAGTATTAACAACGGCAAGTACAAAAAACATTGATCCGTTTATTGATTATTTCAAAGGACAGGATCAAAGAACAAGAAAACTATCATACAAGATTTTAATTGAAAACTTTAATAAGAAGTATTCAGGATTGTCAACAGAACAAAGAATGTTATTGAAGGAATACATTTTGAATGTGTCAAATACCAATTCGTTGCGAGAAACAACGAACAGATTTGCAGATTCCGCTATTAATAAGCTTACATCATTTTTATACAATATAGATGATTCAGTGACTCGTATTAAATTAAAAGAAACTATAAAACAACTAGATAACGTTAAATCTGGAAAGCTTGTGAAGGAATCACAATTAAGCGCTTTAATGTTAACGTATGAACTTATATCGGAGATTGAGAATGTCACAAAAGTACAATAACGCACTTAAATCATTCATAGACAAATTCAACAAATGGCTAAAGTCAGATGCTACTACGGGTGCTAACGGCCATGTTTTTTATAGACAGCTATATGTGAAGCCTGGAAAGGTTTATGATAAAATCATTGCATATGATGTTTGGGATGGTGATCATAGAAAAAAGATGGGATCGGTTCATGGGTTTGTTGTAAAGCAAGATGGAACATCTGGTAAGTTCGTGGAGGGTGATTTGTTAAAACCAGCCGGTTATAATAAGCCAGCAACAAACTTTAAACGTGGAAGCATTTATAGTTCCAATTTTAACTTTGGTAGTCATAAATATGGGATAAGTGAATCAGTTAACGCCGGATTTCCAGATGTATTTGATGCAATAGATATGAAGGTGGACAATCCAACAGTAGAAAACGTAACCATTTTTTTAGAAAAGATCCGCGTCAAATCTAAATTCGCAAAATCTATAGCAGATGCGTATATGGGATATAAATCAGGAAAGGTATCAAAGGAAAGGGCAGTATCTACACTAATGGAAAATTTGAGTGAAGTAAAACATGAAGCCCTTGATCTATTAGTAGATATTCTTTCTAATTCAATGGAACATTTCAGTTCAAATAAGGATTTTGTTAAAGATATGCTATCATTGGATAAGACTTTAGATAAAGCCGGATTGAATAAAATATATACAGATTATTGGAAAATATCTCCTATAAAGAGAATGAAAATGACAACCGCTGAATGGCAGCGATGGATTTTACAACATGGAATGAAGAAAAATATGAACGAAGCACTTAAACCAGCCGACAAGAAAGTAATTGACGCCTTTTATGATAAAAAAGCAGCAGATGGTAAGTTATTGTCGACCGATGGTAAGGTTTTAGATAAAAGCGAAATGGGTGGTGGTAAATTTGCAGAATGGCATAATGGAAAAATTCGTGTTACACGAAAAACTGCCGTAAGATCAGATGATGATATTGTTAGATATATGAAAAAATCAATACCATCCGGGCTATTATCAGAAACAGATGAAAAGGGATCAGCATATGATGCGTTTTTTAAATCCATGCTAAAGAAGCATGGTGTAGATTCTCCTGATGAATTTGAATCTGATGGGGAAAAGAAGAAATTCTTTGATAAAGTAGATGCGGCCTGGAAGGCTGACAATGAAACGGATGTGGATGAAACAACAGCATCCGCAAATGTCCAGGGATATAATGTTCCTGGTGCATTTAGCAAGGATAAAAAATCAGCAAAGGAAAAGGAAAAGAATCTTACTAAAATTGCACATGGTACATTTGCTAAATCAATAGATGAAAGTCAAAAAGTACTGGATAAGATCGGAGATAAATTAGCCGATATGGAAGAACGTGGTAAGGATAACACACCAGAATATAAGGTACTTTCTAAGAAATGGAAAGCTCTTGATAATAAATTAAATGAAGCATTGGGTCCCTATTATTTTAAAAAGCAATTGGGAGAACTAAAATCAATACTTCGTGGTTGGAGTATAAACTTCCATAGTGCCAGGAGTGGTGATGATGGTGTTATAGTAGAACCTCCAAATTCAGATAGTTACATGACCATTTTTATAAATGGGTCTTGGGAATATACCGAACATGACAAATTTTCATATGAATTGAGAGTTGTTAATGGACACGAAAAAGAAATGTTTTCAGCAGATAATTTGTCTTGGGGTGTATTGAAGCAGTTATTAAAGAAAATGACTAAAAAGTTTGAAATGAATGAATCTGCTGGTTGTTCTTGTGGCTGCGGTGGTTGTGATGAAGCAAATCAGTTAGAAGAAAACGTATACAAATCAAAAATTCCAAATGAATGGGCCGATGAAATAGAGAAAAAAATAAATGCTCCATACGTTGAAACAACAGTATCTACGTTGGGCGGAGAAGAAAGGGCATCTGTTATGATCAGAGTAAGTCTTGATAGTAAAGATTCTTGGAATAATAATATCTATCAGAATTCTAGATATGGCCAGTTTAAGGTTCGCTATGATGGTGTATTGGAAGGATTTTCGCAATCACATAATCTAAAGAAGAAATTCAGAAAGACTAAAGTAAAAACAACATCGGATGTTATTAAAAAAATAAACAAATGGATTTCCGATAACCAATAAGAGAAGATTATGAAATTAAAGGATATATTAGACGGTGGATACAAAATAGAACAAGGACAAGTCTTTACTGATAAGGATTGTCCTCCGTTTAAAACTCCCAAACAAATAGCAGAAGACGATGTGAATGAAGTAACATATCGTGAATTCAAAAATGATGAATCAATGACATCTCGTCAAAAAGTTGGAACTGCTATTAAACAAATGAATGGACTTCTTTATCAAATGGAACAGTTGATCCGCCAAAGTTCAAAATTAAAAAATGAAATGGGAATGGACCCATCCGAATATTGGAAATCTACTCATTCTAAATTAGAACGTGTAACGCGTCGTGTTGTTAAAGTAGCTAAACACTTAAAGGAATTGAAAAAAGAACAGAATGATCATTTGAGTGAGGGTGTTAAAGCTGGAATTAGTACTATTGGTGGATTTAACGTGGCGATGAAGATTGATGGGGTACGTCCCAATGATCTTAGAAAAATTAGAGATTGGCAAAAAACTGCTAAGAAAGGATATGTGAATGCGAAGGGTAAGGCAACTGTGGCATCTTTTAAAAAGTGGCTCAAATTATATCAACCAAAGGAATACTATGCAAAGTGGAGGAAGGACAGTCCAACCTGGAAGGATGATAGTTTCGAAGTATTCTACACAGAATAATATGAAGATTAAAAAAGAAGATATAGAACGGTTAGTTAGAAGTGAATTGAATGGAAACATTCAACTATCGGAAGAACTAACAAGCAGCGATATTGATATGATACGTGAACTTATACGTAGAGAAATATCGCTTGTATTCTTTACTCTTTTCAAGAAAAGATCAGTATGGGTATAATTATAACAAACAACGAGCGATAAATGAAAGAATTACTAATTGATCACATGCCATTTAAGTTTTCGGCAACTCAAATAAATGAATCTGTCAAAACTGGAGGACCTCTCGTTGTCAATGGTATTTTGCAGAGAGCAGAAGCAAAAAATCAAAATGGTAGGGTTTATCCTAGAGAAATTCTTGAACGTGAAGTTAACAAATACAATGATAGATTTGTAAAGAATAGAAACGCATTAGGTGAATTGGATCACCCTGAATCATCGGTCGTCAATCTAAAAAACGTATCTCATAATATAAGAGAAGTTTATTTTGAAGGAAATGAAGTTAAGGGTGTAGTGGAAGTTCTATCTACTCCCAGTGGTAACATATTAAGGGAACTTTTCAAGAATAACATTACTCTTGGAATAAGTTCACGTGGAATGGGATCGGTGAAGCAAATGAAAGAAGGAACGGTTGAAGTTCAAAATGACTTTGAATTGGTAGCTTGGGATTTTGTTTCTAATCCATCCACACAGGGAGCATTTATGATTCCAATGAATGAATCGGTTGATGCAAGCCGACAATTAACGACTGATGAATATCTTTGCAACGAATGGTGCAAATCACAGGATATAATGAGACGTATACTTGAACAATTACAATAATACAAAAATAAAAGGTTATAATAGTGGCAAATAAAGCAAATGGAATTGGTGTAGAAGTACGGAACGGTAATGTTGATCGTGCTCTTCAAATTTTTAAGAAGAAGGTTAAGAATAGTAAAATTTTAATAGATTATAAAGAACGGATGGAATTTAAAAAACCATCTGATATAAAACGAAGAGAACGTGCATTAAGAAAGAAACGTTCCAAAAAGTACGAGAATTCTGTACAATATTGAATTTATTTTGAATATTCTATATGTTTTTCATTAATAAATTATACTTATATACAAAGAACGAATACCTATTTTTATAGTGTAACGCATATCTAATTGTATTAGAGCACAAATTATTAGCTCTATTGGTAAGAGAAATCTAAATGAATAAACTTGCAGAAGAAGCAATTGCCGATGCAAAAGCGCTGCGTGAAATGGCAGTAGCAAACGCGGAAGTAGCATTGCAGGAAGCCTTCAGCGAACGTGTTAGTGATCTAGTCAACGAAAAAATTGATTCAGAAATTTCAGAAATGGAAGATGAAGATGATGTGGAAGATGATGAAGATTATACGGATGATGAAGAAGTAGATGAATCATCCACCAATGAAGAGGATACTAAAGCCGACTCAGATGATGGTGAAGATCTCGATGATGACGAAAGTGATTCTGATGAGAGCCTTGATGAAATGGATGGTGACGAAGAAGATGAAGACGAAGAAGATGATGAAGATGACATTGGTCTAGATGAAATCATAGCAGAATTGGAAGCCGAACTTAATACCACAGATAAAGCAGTTGCTGAATCTAAGAAAAAAGTAAAGGAAGAAGAAGAAAGCGATGATGATGAATCTGATGATGAAGATGAAGAAGATGATGATGATGATGAATCATTTGACTTGGACGAACTTCTTTCTCAGATAGATGAAATGGACTTTGATCACAATGAAGCAACAAACGAAGAAGCAGAAATTTCAAAATTACGTAATGAACTTGAAGAAGCTAAATCAGATCGTGATGATTACAAAGAAGCTGTTATCTTTATGAAAGAAAAACTTTCCGAAGTTAATCTTTTAAACGCTAAGTTGCTTTACGCGAATCGATTGTTCCGTGTAAACGAAATGACTAATGAAGAAAAAACAAGAGTAATTGAAACGCTTGATAGAACGAATTCTGTTCGTGAAGTTAAGTTGGTATTTAGTACACTTGCTGAATCTATTCGCTTTAATTCTAAAAAGCCGGTGAAAAGAGCCCAATCCAACATTGTTGAAGGCCTTTCATCCAAATCAGTTGGAAGTACCGCTCCCAACGAAAAAGCAATCATATCGGAGGCCGATACATCATTTGATGAAAGAATGAAGTACTTGGCTGGAATCATAAAATAATCGAGAATATAAATGAAAAATATTTCAAATCTTCTTGAAGGCGCTGGTAATCACCAATCTGTTCTTTTGGAACAGACACGTGGTCTCACTAAGAAGTGGGAAGGATCAGGCCTTTTAGAAGGAATTAACAAACCAACAGACCGTGCTGGGATGTCGGTTCTTCTTGAAAACCAAGCACGTCAGTTGATCGATGAAGCATCGGCAGCTGGTAGCACTGGTAATTCAGAAGAATGGGCAGGCGTTGCTCTACCACTTGTGCGTAGGGTATTCGGTGAAATCGCAGCAAAGGAATTTGTATCAGTACAGCCAATGAACCTTCCATCCGGACTTGTGTTCTATCTTGACTTTACATATGGTACGGATCAGCCAGGTCACCGTGCAGACGGAAAATCACCATTCCAGAATAGTTCACTATTCGGTGGTACCGGAAATGCGGAAGATCGTGTACAAACAGATGAAGGCGGTCTATATGGCCCAGGTCGTTTTGGGTATACAATTAATGAAGTATCTACTTCAACAATTGCATCTCCAACAAACGCAACAGCATCTTGGGTTGACCTTAACATGAGCTCTACTTATTCCGCATCTATGGCGGCAGGTGAAGTTCATAAGGTAACAATTGCTAAATCCAACTTTACTCGCGCTGATTACGAAGGCGTTCGTGCATTCCAGATTTCAGGATCTGGTCAGTACACAGCTTCGGCATATCTTCCTGAGTTTACAACAACGGATTTAACTAATGTTCATTTCTTCGTATCAGCTTCGGTTGGACAGGATATAACAAATGTAGTTGTTCAATATCACCGTCAACCGACCGATTCAACTCGTGGTGACTTTGAAGATTCATCCGATGGTACAGGTACCATTACGGATCTTGATATTCCACAAGTTAACTTGGAAATGAAGTCCGAGCCGATTGTGGCTAAGACTAAGAAGTTGAAAGCGGTTTGGACTCCTGAACTTGCTCAGGACTTGAACGCATATCACTCTGTTGATGCAGAAGCAGAATTGACTTCAATGCTTAGTGAGTATATCTCACTTGAAATTGATTTGGAAATTCTGGACATGCTTATCGCAGATGCTCAAACAGTTGATTACTGGTCAGCTAAGGTTGGATACGAATGGAACGCACTTACAAATTCGTTTGTAGCTGATTCCAATTCCGCTTCTGCATCGGCATACCAGAAAAACAATTGGTTCCAGACTCTTGGTATCAAGCTTAACAAGGTATCTAACAAAATCCACAAATTAACAATGCGTGGTGGTGCTAACTTCCTTGTAGCCGGTCCAGATATCTGTACCATCCTTGAGTCAATGCCAGGATTCAACGTTCAAGCAGGTAAGGACGCAATGCAGTTCGCTGCAGGCGTAACCGCAGTTGGTGCTCTTGCTAACCGTTACACGGTTTACAAGAATCCTTACATGACGGAAAACGTACTTCTAATGGGATACAAAGGATCTAGTTTCTTAGAAACTGGCGCTGTATATGCTCCGTATGTACCGCTTATCCTTACTCCGTTGGTGTATGATCCGACAAACTTTACTCCAAGACGTGGGGTCATGACCAGATACGCTAAGTTGATGGTCCGACCTGAATTCTACGGAAAGGTATATGTTGGTGACTTGGACAAGGTCTAAGGAAACTTCAACATAACTTAACGTAAAGTTGGTTAAAAATTAAAGGGAGCTCACTTCGTTGTGGGCTCCCTTTTCTTATTTATATACGGAACTTAAAACCAATTCATCGCTTTTGTGTGGATGGGTAGTTCACATAAACAAAGCATAAATTAAAATATGAAAGATAAACGAAGGAATAGAAGGCATCACTACTATAGATTAAAAAATAGGGCATTGGAAATAATGCGAGTTTCTTGGGGATTTACTACACACGAAGCTAATAAGGTTGTTGGCAAGTATGTTGACAATATGAAACCATGTTCTTGTTCAGCGTGTGGTAATCCAAGAAAGAAATTTGAAAAGCCCACAATCCAAGAAGCAAAATCAGAAATTGATTTCAAAGAACAGATAAACGAAGTGGGTAATATTTAATATGAAAGTAAATGTTGGAGATGATAGTATAGAATTGCGCCCCGAAACTCAAAATGATGTCACTGCTTTAACGAAAATTAGAGACCGTAACATTAAATCTATCCACTTTGAAGATTATTGGGAACAATCTGGTTCACTTGTGGTTGAATTTACATCTAAAGATGAAGATTTAATGAATGGTTTGACTTTCATATAAAATTATCGTATGTTAATATTGTCATTAAACGAAAGGAAAAAGTAATGAATGAAACAGTAATATCTTTCAGAGGATACTTTGGAAAATCAACAGGATCACGGAATATGCTTAATGTAGGTAGACGACACAAAACCGATTTTTCATTAACAACATCACCAGATGGGTCTAATAAACATGCGATCCTATCAGCGGTATCTGAATTTCTGGATATTTCTGGATACGTTAAATGATCTGGAAATTGAAGAACTAAGAACAATTGGTGATATTCGTATCGGAAATTAAACAATTCACATATTTATAATACAACGACACTAAATATTCCGCTTCCCCGCACATCTCGTAAAGGAATGGGGCAATGATTGACGAGAAACGGCCAGCCGTCCAGTACCGGTCAGGTTTCCAACATTCCATTCCTTTACAAGCGGAATTTCTTAATTTAAGAATCCAATATGAATATGATGTACGAAAATAAAAGAGTAGAGTTGATGATTCAGTATATTCTCCAGCATTTTGACTGGGAAGGTACATTGAAAATGATGAATGTTGTTGATTGGAAATATGGACTTCCCGGTCGCAGTGTTGGGTTGAACGATATTATAGATACAGCAGATGGGTTGCTCCGATGTATAATAGAAAACGATGATGATAGATTTATAGAAAGGGGCGGATTTAGGGCATGTAGGCACGATTATACCAATGAGTTGACAGGAAAGCCCGACTTTTCACTGGAGTTATTGTTTGTTGGTAATGTTTGGTCATCCGACTCGCTGTATGATAATTATGACTTAACGCCAATGAATGAATTGTAATTGATCGAGTAACCGTCTGCTTGATCCATAAAAAGGATAGGTCCAGAAATGGGCTTATTCTTTTTTAGTTTCTTAAAATCTTCACATAAATAATTTGGATTAATCGTAAAGATATTGTATCTTTATAATGTAAGTAACTAAGAAACAAAAGGAACATCACTATGAATAACAAGACCGATTCGACCTACAATCCACAGTATCTCAGTAAGAATGAAGTACGGACCCTTTGTCCCGTTGCGTTTGAAACATCACCAACCAATCCTGGTCTTTCAAAGCATTATGTTCATGTGAATACTGAAACTATTATTGATGACATGGCTAAGCTTGGTTGGAAGCCGGTTGGTGCTATCATGAGAAATCGTACAAAAAAGAATACGATTTTTTCCCGCCACATGATTTCATTCCAGAATGAAGATATTTTCATTGATGGTGAAGAAAAGGCATACCCTCGTATTCTTCTTACCAATTCACATGATGGTAAGAACTCATTCAAATTTCACGTTGGAATTTTTCGTCTCATCTGCTCGAATGGCTTGGTTGTAGCAACCGAATCGTTTACCCATTTTAAGGTACGGCATCAGGGATACACATTTGCCGAACTTCGCCAGGTTGTTACTGACGCTGTTGCTGACCTACCGGAACGGGTAACCGTTATGAATAAGATGGTAAATCGCCAGTTGACGGATGATGAAAAGAATGAATTGGCTATGGACGCACTGTTGGTTCGTATGGGAATCGACCCGAATGGTCAGACTGATGAACGTTCCAAAATTGACAAGTACACTGTAGATCAGATTTTGAAGCCTGTACGTGTGGCCGATGAAGGAGATAATCTGTGGAAGGTATTCAATGTGATCCAGGAAAAAATGATCCGGGGTGGATTTGAATCATCATTGACTGATGGTAAAAAAACACATCGGAAGATTCGCCCGATCACCAACTTTGTTCGTGATCTGGAAATCAATCAGAAGTTGTTTAAAATGGCGGTAGATATGGTGTAGAAATACACTAATTTAGATTAAACGGTAGCTGACTTTGGTTGGCTACCGTTTTTTTTATATATTTATGGGCAATTATACCGGAGATCAAGATGAAAGAAATTATAATGAAAATGAAAGAACCGATATCAACATTGACAAACTTGGTTTTTGTAGTGGCAGGTATCCCTATGTTGCTAACAGGAACGCTGGCGGGGGTATATACGTTCCTGTGCATGGTATTACTTTGCGTTGGATCCTGGCGGTACCACCAAACGCTTACGAGTCGAAATTCTGGATTTGATGAAGTGGCTATGTATTGGGCATTCTTTGCTCTCATAGCCGTAGAAATGTCGGCGTATATAGAATATCAAACAGCAATGGCACTGGCTATAGCGGCATCCATTATATTCACGGTAAATTGGCGAACCCTTGCTGTTACAACATTCGTTCCTATTCTCGTTTTCATTGCGATAATATTAAATGGTATTGCGGCCGGATTGGTGTCATCGCTATATATTTTTGGGATTCTAATGGTCGCTAGTATATTTAAATTCACAGGCCCTATGATCCTACAGAGAATGAATAATACCAAAGTAGCTATTATCATAGATGATATTTTCCATAGCGTTTGGCACATTCTTGCGGCATATGGTATGTATCTTCTTTGGTATCATTGATGGTTATTGTTTGTTCTTATATTTATATGAAGGTAACAAACAATATACCGCAGGGACTGCGGAAATTTACGCCCGTGGAGGTATGAATTTAACAATAGTTGATTCAGTTCGGGAATCCATTTCCTATTATGGATTGGTAGTTCAAAGTAAAATAATAATATCACGGAGATAGAAATGGGTTTAATATGGCCTGGAAGCGGTTCGGCAATTAGCAGTTCAACTCCATTTGGAATTTATGATGCGGACTCAGCATACAAATCAGATGGACCTAAGTTAGCAACATGGTGTGCTCGCCGACTTGGATATCCGGTCCAAGATGTAGAATTGCAAGATATTCATTTCTACGCGTGCTTTGAAGAAGCAACATCCGAATACGCCGCCCAAGTTAACCAATTCAATATTAGAAACAATATCACGAGCCTTCGAGGTGTTGATATTTCATCTAGTCCTAACTATTCACAATCTGATATTGTTGGTACTAACGTACCATATATAGTAAAGCTGGCGGATGATTATGGATCGGAAGCGGGAGTTGGTGGAAATGTATCTTGGAAAACCGGATCTATTTCAATAGAAAGTGGGACACAGACATATGACTTGGATGCGATATACGCCCCTGTTTCAGAATCGGGTAATAGAATAGAGATAAAGCGTATATTCAATGAAGGAACACCTGCATTGACACGATTCTTTGATCCCTTTTCTACATCAGGTCAGGGATATATGAACCTTATTGATGAATTTGGATTCGGGGGATATTCTCCAGCGTCTCAATTTGTGATGATGCCGCTATTTGAAGATGTACTGCGAGTACAGGCTATTGAATTCAACGACCAAATAAGAAAATCAGCACATTCATTTGAATTGGTTAATAATCAATTACGCATATTCCCAATACCAACATCAAATTTCCAACTTTACTTTCAATACATTGTAGAAAGGGATAGGGAGAATCAAATAATTAGCCAAAGTAGGGCTGGTGTTGCAAGTGATTATTCCAATATGCCATATCAGGCAATGACATATTCAGCTATAAACGAAGTCGGCAAGCAGTGGATTAGAAAATATACATTAGCGTTGGCTAAAGAATTGCTGGGTATCATTCGTGAAAAATTCAGTAGTATTCCTATTCCTGGAAATGAAATATCACTTGATGGTGCTGCTCTCAGGGCAGAAGCACAGACTGAAAAGGATCAGCTCATAGAACAGTTACGAGAAACACTGGAAGAAATTAGCAATAAAAACCAAATGCAAATACAGTCAGAACAAGCAGAACAGCATCAACAAATGTTGAATAAGATACCATTGAAAATTTTTGTAGGATAATATGGGAAGATTTGCAACACAAAGAGGATTTGATTTTATAAATTGTATCAACAAAGAGTTGATTAACAATGTAGTAGAAACGTCCGTAATTTTGTATAGAATCACCCCAGAAAATACAGTAATAAACTTATATGGTGAATCAATAGCTAAAGATTATATGGTCGGCACTCAAGTTAATGTTTTAATAGCGTCGGATGACCAACAGACAGAATCTTCTGAATTTGGTACTGATGCTGTCCGAAATGTTATTTTTAACTTCCATCGACAAACGTTGAAAGATGTATCATTGTATCCTGAATATGGTGACGTTATTGCATTTGATGATGCTTATTTTGAAATACACAATATAATTGATAATTCTCGGTTTGGCGGCAAAGTTGATTTTGATGTATCCATAATATGTGAAACTCATATGACCCGTAGAAGTTCACTGAATATTGAACAGAGAATAATGTAATGCCCAATATACCACAACCACACCCAAACGATTACAATACAGCGAAGCAAGTTCGTCGTGACGCTGATTATATCAAAAATTTTATAATAAAGCTACATGATGTAGATTTTGCTATTATAGAATATATGAATGATGTGATCACACCACAGGTAGAACAAATACCAGGACAGGGAAATAAGATCAAAGTGCCTATAATCTACGGGTCGGCTGAACGCTGGGCATCTGCTCGAAAGTTTGGATTTGTTCGTGATCAAAAAGGACAGATTCAGCTTCCTCTTATTATGATTAGAAGAAATTCGGTAGCAAAGAACGATTCAATGACAACATTGAATAGGTTTCTTCAAAGATCATATGCACAATCATATTCACCTAAAAACAAATATGATAACTTTGCTATAATGAACGGCGTCAAACCAACGACCGAAGTGTATAATGTTGTAAATCCAGATCATGTCAATTTAACATATGAATGTATGGTATGGACTTCGTTCACAGAACATCTCAATGATATCATCGAAATATTCACATTCGCTGAAGATAGTTATTGGGGCCAGAAGAATAAATTTAAGTTTAGGGCTAGTATAGATTCGTTTGATATATCCAATGAACTAACCGATGGGGGAGAAAGAATTGTTCGTGGTTCTTTTAACATAAATGTCAACGCTTTTCTATTGCCAGAAGAATTTGCTAACAAAGTTAATACGATTAAATCATATACACCAAAGCGAATTCTTATGATGACTGAAATTGATACATCATTGGTGAGACCGAATAGTAACATGTATAGACAAAACGAAAGGATACCTGCGCTCGGTAGACCATCTACTCCTCGAGTTTCAATGGTAACGGAATATCAAGCGCTATTTGATTATATCACATTAAGTAATTCATATGATGCAACGTTTGTGTCAACAAACAGCTCTCAATCGGTGTGGCGATTATCTAATATATTTAGAGTTGCTGTACCAAGCGATTTGGCATCTATAGTATCCGATTCTGACAGAACACAATCTTTTATAAATGGAGTATTTACCCCGATAGAAAATTATACATTGTCCAATGATGATAATGATTTGTTAATAACGTTTGACCACTCTGCTACAATATATGAATTGGATAGTACAGATGATGTGGTTCTTCGTGGAAAACTACAACGGAGATAATCAATGGCCATTCCAAGCGGATCATATCGTGTATCAATGAAATCAACACGACCGCAACCGTTTCCTGCTCCTCCACCAAAAAGCAAGAGACGGGAAATAAATACTATCATAAAAAATACAGCAGGAAACATAACACAAGAACGTGTATTTACATTTGATTCACTAACCACAGTAGATGCCAATCAAAACTTGATTAAGATTTACTTCACACCTGCCAAATTTATTAATGGCAAGTTACAACCATCTAATATAAAAGAAAACTATTTATATGTTAATGGGGTATATGTTAAAAAAAATAAATATATAATATATGAAGAAGATACAAGTTTGGTAGTAGAAGTAGTATCAAATATAGGCTATAGAATATTGCCAGATTGGGATATTAGGCTGAGAATAAGAGCAAATATATAAAAATATGGGATTAATTTCATCAAAACAAATTGATTTTAGTGATGGTATATCCGGATCATATGATATAACTGGAAGTTTTGTGGTATCTGGTAGCCTGACTATATCTGGCGCCGGCTCGGCATCATTATCTTATTTATCGGCATCTGGTAATATTGTTGCTAATACTGGCTCTTTTGGAAATATTCAATTGGATGGTGATATGAATGCTGACAATATTACTGCAATCGGTGATATTAATACTTCTTTATCGGCATCATCATTTATATTTCTAGGAAATGACCAGGCGTTAGATTCTGTTACTCCATCCGATGGTCAATTGATGATATACACAGCATCGGCATTTACAGCAACAAATAGAATAGATGGTGGTGTGTACTAATTATAGATACAAAAACAGTTAAATAGAAACGTTGGGCAACGTGACGCTCTCATGCAGCCGAGAGACAAGAACCTCTTACTGATTAATTCGGTAAGAGGTTTCTTTATTTGATAAATTTTCATATTTATAGTAGCAGTAGTATATCTACTTGTCATTGGTATATACCAATGTTTACTTAACGAGACTATATATGTCACAAGAAATCATTCTGAAACGCTCTGCTGTAGCGGGTAAGGTTCCAACAACGGCATCTCTAAATCTTGCCGAATTGGCAATGAACACAACGGATGGAAAGATTCATTTCCGCAGATCCGATGATACGATTCAAGGAATAGTAACCACCGATTCTCTTACAAGTGGTTCTATACGAATAACGGGAAGCCTCACATTAACGGGCAGCGCAAATATTTCCGATGGTAGTTTATCCATCGGCGGCAATATATCAAATACAGCGACTGCTTCATTTGGTTACTATTCAGGACAATCCAGTATAATTACATTAGGTACGGTAACAGGTGGTAGTGTAACTGCGATATTGCCGAATGGTACAATGTCGGGCAGCATTCAGACAAAGGAAAATCTCCCCAATGGTACAGTAAGTTCATCCATTCAGGTAGACCATGATCAGACTACAAACTTCGTATCCAATGAACACATAAACCATTCGGCAGTATCTATGTCGGCAGGTGCCGGCCTAATCGGAGGTGGGGATATAACAACATCTAGATTGATGACAGTTGGCAATGGGTTAGGTATTATTGTTAACGCTGACGATGTGCAATTAGATACAGGATCTGCACATTTCAACGGTGGGGTTAAATCCAAACTAAATACAGAATCCGTAGTATCGAGCTCTGCACAATTAACTGATACATTCCTTTCTTACTTAGGAGACAATGTATTTTCAAGTTCCATTCAGGTAAATGCTGATACTGTTACGAATTTTGATAGCAACGTAAAGGATAAATTAGATGCCGACAATGTAGTTTCAGGTTCATCTCAAGTCGACCACAACCAGACTACA